TACCCACACACAGTTTAAAGTCTCCGTATATATCAATGGTCAATACCGTACCATCCATATTCTCTATGTATGCATTTGCCGAAAGGATATCACTATCACTTGGTGCATGGTAGTTAGACCCACCGCCGGCAGCTGAAGTGTTCAAACTCACATAAAAGTTAGTCGATTCGCGGTGGCTCTCAATGGCCCTATCATCGAACACTAGGTTACTGGGTAGCACGCCATTCTTATTCAACATAAGGTCCTTACCATACTCATACGTAGTCTTCTTATATGTCTTCTGCGCAATGTCAAGAGTGTGTAGTGTAGAGGAATAAGCTCCCGCTGCTGCATCTATATACTTCGACATGTTTAAATCGGTAGATATCTTTAATATCTTATTCTTTAATTGTTTATTATATTCATCTCCACCTGGTGTAGAACTAATAGAAGGCGAATGCACGAATTCATTATAGTTATCCTTATTGATTATATTCTCATAGGAATCAAAGTGAATACCCTGGCCGAGTGTCTCATAGAAGAAGAAAGGACTTCCGTTGTCATAAGATCTCCTTGTTAACCAGTTAATAAGATACATTGGTCTCATCCGTGGGTATACGCCAGTGATTGTTTGTTTAGTTTCTGTATTGATTGATAGTTCTTTTGGGTCAATCTTTAGTTCGTCTGTACATATATTCTTGATCAACTGTCCAGGTACATTGTTAAAAGGTTTAGATATGGTCTTCAGTTGTGACATATACGCATGCTCAGAGATACATTTGAACACATATGTCTGTGTGCCTGGCTTTAGTTTAGCAAACGAAGATACCTCTGCGATCCTAAACGTATGACTGTACTTGTCTGTTTCCCCTCCAGCTAGTCTTCTTGTGATCAGTAGGTCCAGTACCTCTCCACTCACGACTTTTAGTTTTTCGAGCACATTTGCAGCATCCAGTATATTGATACTACATTGCAATGATCCTGCATAGAGACTCTCTCTTATACTGATTTGCCCTACCAGGTCTGTTATATTGCGCGCTTCACCCTTACTGGGTGTGAGTATTACCTCTGCCAGGTTATATGATGATGGTACTAATGCATCAGAGCCATTGGCCAGCTTACTATTGACTCTACTCATCGTTGATTATTGCCTCATACTTGTCTGCGAACTGTGTTATATACTTAGGATCTATTACTCTTATCTGTGATCTTGCCTCATTTACTTCGAATAAGAATGATCTGTTTGTTTGAAACTCTAGCTCGGATGGTGGTGTGCCTCCAGGTATGAATACATTGTTACTCTCTACCCTTCTGTCACTATACTTGAAGCCATTTGCCCAATTATATAGTGCTTCTTCCTCTACATTGTCTGGAATCATACGGAAATATGAATGTGGGGCGTCCAGATACTGATATACATCATACGTATCTACACTATCTTCTGATTTGTTGCCTGTTAATTTTTCTACGGTACCATTAGAGGATGACCCGACGAAGGTTCCTACTACATCTTGCAAGACTAATTGATTCATATCCGCATTCTTCTTGACCAACGTGCCGGTTGCCCCGCTCGTACTACCTGTCAGTGTCTCTCCTAACTGGAATCTACCCGATAGGCTATTCGGATAGTCGAATGTCACACCTGCATCAGGTGAATCTTGTACCCTTGGGTTGGTTGTGACCACTGTTCCGGCGAACTCCTCATCCATATAGGCATGTAGCTTCTCTTGGCTCATAGGCCAGGCAGCAAGACCATCATGTAGGAAGTCATTAATGATGAAGAAGGTCCAGTAATACTGTGTTGTGCCATATAGGCGTTGCGATACGATGTCTGGTCTCTCGCCATTCTTGACACCATAGAAGGAATATGCATTCAGATCATCAAGAAATGCATCTAATGGACGTGCTGCCCTATAGATATTGACCACCTTTTGCAAGATACCATTACGATCGAAGTCGTAATCAAGCTTTGGAAACTGTCTGAAGTAACTCATATTATTGTCCTCCTACTAGCTCGACACTTTTATCGACTGCAGTATTAGATAGATCGGCAGTATATGCGGCTGCTTCTCCAGGGGTATCTGCAGTTGCACCAACCACGTGGCCTGCATCGTCGTAACCATCCTTATATACAAGATCTTCGCCATATAGGTCATCTCTTGTGATTGCCCTTACCTCTTGGAAGGTCATTGATATGTCTATTTCTGTTGGTGCTGCACCTAATACACCATCATTTTCATGGAATGCATTGCCTGTTGCGTTATAGTTTGCGGCCATTGTAGTGAGATATGTGTCTATAATACGTGGCATATACTTATTTGGCCTGCCTCCTGACATGAATTCAATACGAAATGTAGGTGGATACTCTAATGAACCGGTTCCTCTCTCCTTTGGATACATGTATTTGCGAAATGCATTCTCTATCTTATGGGCAATCACTGACTCTTCTTTTGATGTTGGTACTAGCTTAAATGCAAATTCGAATGATCTTACATTGACTCCTTCGAAGGTTGTGGCAGTATATGGATTGACAACAAGGCCTGATTTGAGCTCGAATGCAGTTGCAAGACCGCCGGATACACCGCCCCCTGCCTTGAATTTGCTTGTGAGCTTTGCGACCAGGTCAGATCCAGTCTTTGATTTTGTACCGCCCGTGCCTGCTCTACCGCCGATTCTCTTATCCTGTGCAATAGAACCAATTGCACCAAGCTCTGAACTACCATAATTCATGTTATCGCTTGTGGCCATACCGATTGGTATGAACAGATGAATGTCAGTAAACTCGCCGACAGTGCCTCTGGCCATGGAAAATGACACATGTGGAAAGCCTTCTTGTGATACTTTTGACCTCAGAGTCTCTGGGAATGTTAATATTGTGTGTGACATATGCCTTTTACCTTTATAAATAGTAATACATTTAATAACTATAGATCTATTTATATGGCTTACAAGGGCAAATACACAGTAAAGAACAAAAAGAAATACGTTGGTGATCCTACCAAGGTAACATATCGGTCATTATGGGAGCGTAATGCATTCCGTTGGGCAGAGTCTAATCCACAGGTACGTGCATGGAACAGTGAAGAGGTTGTTGTACCATATAAGTGCAAGACTGATAATAAGCTGCATCGTTATTTCGTTGATATGCTTATTGAAATGACCAATGGTGAGATTATCCTTGTTGAAATCAAGCCTAAGAAGCAGACAGTACCTCCCAAGGCTGCACGTAAGACCAAGAAGCATTTGAATGAGGTAACCACATACATCAAGAATACATCTAAATGGAATGCTGCACAGCAGTATGCCAAGCATAAGGGTTGGAAGTTTCAAATATGGACTGAAGATACTTTACGCAATTTAGGTATCAAAGTGTTGAAAGGATAGTATAAATAGTATCATGGCAAGTTTATTCGACACATTACAAGCACAAGCATTCAGGGCTGGAGTATCTCCTCGTACGAAGGAGTCTCAGCAATGGTTTCAACGCAACGTTAAGAAATTAGGTGATATAAATCGCCGAAGCTTACTTAAAGATGATGCATTGGACGTAACAACTAAGCCTAAGATCGGCGATATGATGATGTATTTTTATGATCCTAAGCATAAGGCAACCCTACCATACTATGATAGGTTCCCTCTTACGATTATGGTTGAACCTGCAGAGGGTGGATTCTATGGATTAAACCTTCACTACCTATCGCCAACGGTACGTGCAAGATTCCTTGATGAGCTAATGAAATTAGGCCCAAAGAACATGAATGACACTACACGTCTACAAAGAATGAGATACAAAACACTTAAAGGTGTTACTAAATACAAAGAATTTAAGCCATGCTTCAAGCATTATTTAATGTCTCATGTTGAGTCTAGGATAGTGAGAGTACCTATGACTGAATGGCAGATTGCAATATTCCTACCTACTGAGCAGTTTAAGAACGTCAAGGCTCAGTCAGTATGGAGATACTCGAGGAAATCATACGCATCATGAACAGCATAGACAATCTTAAGGCGACAATATCTAAGAAGGGCGGTGTTGCAATGCAGAACCGCTTCCAAATATTCTTTCAACCGCCTACAGCGAATAGCATGAAGTCTCTATTAAATAGTGATCCTAAAGTTTTAGTAGGATCTCTTGCAAAGAACGCTGTATCAGGCGGTAGTATTAAGAATATGATACCAGATCCAAGAGATATATCAATTCTATGTGAATCAGTTAACCTACCAGGTAGACAGATCACTACAATTGATTACCAGGCTGAAAAGCAATCGATTAAGATACCTTATTCTGCAATCAATGAAGATGTTACTATGTCTTTTATACTTACTAACGATTACTACATGAAGAAATTGTTTGATGATTGGCAATCAGCTGTGTTTGATATGAATAGATATAGAGCAGGATATAAAAAAGATTTTACGACTGATATAGTAATACAACAACTAAATCAGGAAAATATTCCAGTTTATGGTGTGAGGCTTGAAGGAGCATTCCCTGTCACCGTAAGCTCGATAAATCTGGATAACAATAGTGAAAATACTATCCAGAAACTGAATGTGACATTGAGTTACGAAAACTATGTACCAGAGGATATAGTAGACACGATTAAGTCTTCTATTGGTATCGCTGGTGCAGCACTTGGCATTTAATATAATTTAATATAATTAGGAGAATATAATGGCTTTACCGCAGCTGAATAGTGCAAAATATGATGTAGTTATACCCTCAACGGGTAAGACAGTAACATACAGACCATATCTTGTGAAAGAAGAAAAGATTTTAATGATGGCTATGGAGTCTAATGATAGTAAAATGATCATGAAGGCTACATCAGATGTTATTAAGGCTTGTGTATATGATGATATAAACATAGATGAGATGGCGATGTTCGACATTGAAACAATATTTATAGCATTAAGATCAAAATCAGTAGGTGAAACTGTTGATTTGGCAGTTAAATGTAACGACTGCGATAGTAGAAATGAAGTACAAATAAGCTTTGACGATATCAAAGCACCAGTAGTTGATGAAGATGATGGTACGATTATGGTTACAGATGATGTTGGTATCACATTAAGATATCCTTCAT